TGCCATCAGATTCATGGGCTTTTTTGAATGCTAATTTTGCATTATTTCTGATGCGATCATTATCGACATTGAAGCTCTTTTTTCGGTCACAAATCCCAATATCGTTAAGGCACGTCGCACGTAACTCTTGATTATCTGTGAGCTCTAAAGCGACTTTGAAGTAGTGAATGGCTTGTCCGTATCGCGATTTAATCATATGAATAATACCGAGATTGGCGAAAACTTCGGCCTCAAACCCTGAAATATCGTGGAAAGAGAATAGCTCGTTAATAAGATTTTCAGCTTCGTCTACTCGATGTTTTTCCTCATTTACGATCTTTACTATTTCTTTAAGAAGTTTATAGGATTCTTCTTTCATATTTTCCCTTTAAATAAAGAAGCCCCCAATGAAGGGGGCGTTAAACTAGGCATCCATGGTGTACAGAACTGTGTACCGCAGGATTAGGTTAGCCGCTGCTGTCCCGGGGGTAGCAGTCGCAGCTAAAATGTTGTAACGGTTGACGTCTGTGTCAGCCGCGGTCACAAGATAAGGAAGGTTATTAACCACTGACGCGCGTGTTCTAGAGCCTTTTGTTGCTCCGGAAATGAACGCGGACAAACTTGAGAACCGTGCTGTTGCCGTTCCTCCGCTACTGACTTGCTGATTGATGATTCCGATATCGACTGGGCAGGTATCGGCATTGATCGTGTGCTCACCAAACACGTCTAAAATAGTCGCGCCAATTGGTATTTTCGTAAGAAATACTGTAGTGGCCGAGTTTGAGATAACTGTTGCACCCGAGTTAAAGTAAATGCTCTGTGAGTTAACGCCAGCATGAACCGCACGAGGAGCTCTAGCAAAAGCAGTAGCTGTTAATGTAGCCATATCAATTCTCCTTAGTGCTTAATGCTGTAAGTGGCCATGACGATGGTTCCAAAGTCCTGACCATTGAACTGAGCTTTTTTCAAGCCCCATACGAACCCAGCAGAAACACCCAATTGGTTGCAATAGTCGAACTTCTCTTCAACCCACGTTGCCCGCTCTTTGCTGTTGTCCCGACCAAAAGCCAAGAAACATGCTTGAGCCCCACACAGAACGGCGCGGTATACACCTTCTTGGTTTGTCGCAGTAAATGAAGAGGCATTCGTCGTTAATGGGATACGTGTGGAGGAATGGAGGATAATTCCATTGTACTCACCTAATGCACCGGTATAGATCGGGTTCTTCTTACCTTCACCACCAGCCAAAGCTGCTTTTTGAATATCAAGCCATTGACCAGTGTTGGTGTTGGTACGCAAGTCGGTTACTTGGAAGGGGTGCAAGAACGCAACATACTTATTCTCGCCATTGATTTTGATTGGTCGAATCATTGGGGAGTTAGTAAGAGCTCGCTCTTTAGCATAATCTAGATAAGCTAAACTCATCTTTGCGTTTGCAGAAGCAGAGTTAACCAAAGCTTCAGTCGCAACACCAGTCGCGTAGTAAATGTTATTCGAACTAGGCGCTACTGCAGCATTATGACCAGTATACCGAGTATCAGCTTGAGCAGCGTTCCCAGTAATATGATTGATGAACGCGGTATCAATACGGTCGGACCACCAGTCCTGCAAGCCCATTCTCGCTTCTTCACGAATGCTGAATGGAACCCGCTGTTCTGACATTTTACCGCCAGAGCGAACAGCATGGCGCAACTGGTTAATTACCAAGTTATCGCTGTATGTTGTTAGGGACTCTTCGTTACCCTCTAAGGTCCCGTCGCCTTCAACACCAGATCCGGTCAGCTGCATGCGCAAACCTTGAGTGATGCGGTCTCCAGCGGACTTTTGAGTATCTTCAAGAATCTGGATAAGTGAGTCCTTACCAGTTCCCATAAATTTATTTGCCCATGTTTCTTTCAAAGCTTCATGAGCGAGCTTTTTGGACCACAGCTTTACGGCTAAAGGGTGGTTCAAGGGATAATTTGTAGTAGCCATTCAGGCCTCCAAGTAAGAGTTAAAACATTAACAATTACGCCTTTCAGCGGAGACACTCATGACGTTGAGTGATTACGGATTTGGCTTTAACGCAGCCATGCGAAGACGCCGGAATACGCCGACGGACGGGGAGAGATCAAGAGATGAGCTTTTTCCAATACTTATCAAAGCGTGGGTCGTTTGTGTCCATACTCGCCAACTGCTCTAAGGTCATTGTTCCAGTTCGTCCCTCGTTACTTACAGATCCTAAGGACCGGTTACTTTTCATTCCCTTTTCAACACGCTCAAGGGATGATCTTTGGGGTTGATAGCCATATTTCCTGGCCACATTATAAACTCTTTCAGCAGGGTTTTGCCCTTGGCTTTTTGCCCTTGCGACGATATCAATCTCATCTTCAATGAGCATTTCGTGAGCTTCTTCAGGTGTATACCCCCGTTCCATGTATTCTTCCTGCTTCTTCTGGACGAAAAACTCATATGCGTTGTTGAAGTCAGGTGTTTTCTTGGAATATTGGGCGGCCTCGGTTTTGTAATCATAAACCATGCGATTCAGCTGGGCCGATTCCTGCATACGTTGCTGGGATTGCTGATTCTTTTGAGCTTGATCGAGGATATAGCTCATCATGATGTTTTGAGTGGCCGTGAGGTGGCCAACAGGGTCTTCATCCATCGATGGAATCTGCTGCTGTAGACGCTCCTGTTCACGCAGATGATGCTGTTGCTGAAGAGACTGCTGGAAGCGTTGGAAGGTCTCCTCCATGGAGCGAATCTTTTGACGATTCTCCTCTAAAGTACGCTGTAATTCTTGGCGCTTTTGCCTTTCTTCCTTCATCGCAGCTTTATAGCGATGGGAGAAATCCTTCTTTTTCTCTACTTCTTCTTCGACTTCGTCATCGTCATCTTCGGAGGTTTCGTCTCCGTCGTCTTCGTCATACTCATTTTCGGAGTCTTCAAAGTCTTCGTCTCCATCGTCTTCTTGCACGACTTCTTCATCAAAATCTCCATCTAAATTCACATCAATCGTTTCTTGGGACTCGAATTTTTCCATATTTTCCTTACCCGTTATTTAACATCGCTTTAATTGCTTGAGTTCGCCGATTAGCGATAAATTCGGCGTCTTTTCTAGCCTGCTCACGCTCCAATTTGTAGTAATCGAGGATTGATTCTGCTGAGAATTGAGCCTCACTGTCGTCAATGTCGTCGTAGTTGGAGGCTGCGGTGGACATTTCCTTCTGTGACTTGGCAGTGTTGAGGTCAATGATGGTGCGCAGCTCTTCATTCTTGAGCTGTTGACGCTCAAGGTTCATGTCGACAAGCATGAGATCCTTTTGAATCATCTCGTCTTGGAGAGCCTTCTGTTCAGGCGGAAGTTCCTTGGATTGCGCGATCGTCTCTTTCCATTTTTCCTTCAGGGCATCAGGCATAGGGAGATACTCGATGATATCGGCGGGGATGGGCATACCAGCGCTCTGCATCATCGGAACTAATGTCATGATGAGGCTTGCAGTACGTTCTCTTTGGTTAGGAGCAGTCGGGGAATCGCCAATCATCACGTCATATTTCAAAGACACGTCATTTTTCAGCAATGGGACGTACTTCACCCCGTCATCACCAACGATTCTGATGATTCGCGACCCATCATCGTCTGCGATGTATTCCCGTATAAAGTTAGCAAGCACTCTTCCTTGCAATTTGCGGTAGTGTCGAAGGGCATCAAAAAACTGCTGAAGTTGGCCGTAAACCGACTCCTTGCGATGCTGTTCTAAGACTCCAGGCTGGTTGCGATCAACCATGCCTAAAACTTCAGCATTAACACCTGTGACGTCAGTAAATGCCTGCAAAGCATACTGGAGGACGCGATCTATACCAGCTGGGAATGTTGGGGCGGGTTTGTCGCGAATACGGTCCAACTTGCCAGGGTTGACGAAAGTGATCGAGTCAGGCCGCGCCCAATTATCCATTGCTTCTTTGGGGTCAGATAGCACGCCATCCTCGACTATAATGCCGCCTTTAGCATTGGAATTGATGATGTGAAGGAGTTGGGAGAACCACTTGTTGGACCAGCGCTGTGGATCCATCAGCAAGCGCATCATGCCAAACCAGTAGTTGTTGTACTTGTCCTTCAGACCTGTAATCGCATTGAAGGAGAACTCATTGGTTGGACAATCACCCTTCTCTAAGAGGTTCTCTCCATTCAGAATGCATTGTCTATAAACCCGTCGATATTGTCTGACATACCTTGCGCCCATCTCATCAAGGATTGGCTTGATCTTGGCAAAGTCCTGCTCATTAGCCTCTTTGATTTTTCCATCAACGTCGCGGTAGCGGTATATTCTCTCTCTCCGCCAGTATTGATATTGTACGACTGAAACAAGGCCGTGGTTTGCCTGACCTTGGGCCTCACCCTCTTTATACTTGTAGTTATACTGAGGGTTTGCATTGTGGAGTTCGGGGTCATCCCCATCCCAGAAGTCACCAATCTCCGGGTCTGCATCGGGCCAAAGCTCGTTGAACTCTTTAACAGGGATATGCTTGATGTGCGCAACCCAACGGGCATCGGTGAGGTTATTTTTCTGAGCGTTCTTATCCCATAGCATTTCGTAAGGAGATACCCGCTCAATCATGATTTGACCGTCGATATCCTCTTCAAAGTCGATTCTGGTTTCAATCCAGCCCATACCGATTTTAATACAGTCCTGGAATGCCTCAGACTCTTCATCCTCTGCGTTACACTTGGACCGGGCCCATTGTGCCGTTGTGGTCATGGTCTCCGCAAAACCGGCGTCATTGACTTCTGTGGGGATATAACGCACTTCCTGTCGGTTCTGAAGTTCCATGCCTGCAATGACATTGATGAATTTAATCATCCGATTGAAGGTGATGACAGGACGACCCTCTTGTTCAAGCTTTAGGCGATCTTCTTCACTCCATTGGTCCCCTGCATAGAACCGCTCCTCCTCCATGGCCGACTGCCGCCAATTGCTGAAGTGCTCTTTAGCCTTCTCTAAATTCTCGAGTATTTCACAGACGAGTTCCTCATCATCTTCTTCTTGAGAATGAGAATCATTCTCAACTAGAGTTTCTACTTCTTCTTCGATGTAGACTTCTTCGTCCATATTTTAAGTCCCCCAAGATGAGTATGATGAGCGTGATTTGGCCTGGTAACGCTGTTGACTCTTTGTCTCTTCAATGAGCTTGGGCCAAGTCGTTTCTAAGGCAGGGTCGAGTATTCGAGCCATTGCATCCAGCATATCATCATGCTCGGAGACAGGGAATGCCTTATATTCTTGATTTATGAAAATATTTATTAAATCTCTAGTTTTCCCCTCATAGTCCGTGTAAAGCAACTGTGCGGGGATAAAAAACCTTCCTTGTTCGAATATGGGAATGAGTCGACTGATGCGGTCGATCTTGGAAAGAGAGCCTCCAAGCTTATAAAGACCAAAGTGATAGTTCTCCCTACTCATTTTCTCTTCAATGTAGGCGATGTCGGCCATCATGCCGTATTGCTCATAACCTACTCCAAGGGGATTCCACTTCTTATGAAGGCGGAACAGAGTGTCCCCTCGTTCTCGAAGGTTTAGTCGGTCGCGGATGAGATCAAGCAGGTAATAGTTATGATCAGGGCCAAGACCAATGACCGACATGACGGTGTAATCGCTGGTCTTCTTCTTTTCATTCGCAGGATCAACCAGGATATACACATTAAGATTGTTAGAGGAATGGAAATCAAAGTACCTAATATCCTCTTCCTTGAACCCTTGTGTATCATCCGCGTTCGGATTGAGGAGCATTTGAGACGCGAATGTATAAGAGCCCATAAAACGGCGTTTCTCATCTAATGACTCTCTGCTTAGTAAAACTGGCTCACCAGTTACACTCCCATCAACTGTAGCCGTATAAATACGTGGAATTGCGGCGCTTCTCTCCATGATCGTTTTGTAGGTGTCGTTGAAGTGATACCTGGTGCCGATGTACCTTGAGAGACCACCATCAGCACCGAGATTGATCGACAACTCCCAAGCCTCTGTCGTCTTTTCAATCATCTGGGGAGATCGACAATTATCAATGGTTACGACGTCGTCATAGATTCTCGCGAAATAGTGTTTACCCGTTGGCTGACCATCAATGAGTCCCCATGCCTCAATGGTCGCTTCTTTGGGGTTACTCCTGCGTTTGACGATGAGCCCATCATCCTCGGACCATTTGATCGCCTCCTTGGAAGGCTCTTTGTAGAGAATATCGGGGAACAAATCCTTCAGGAGGTCATTGCTCTCCAATTCACGTTTGATCTGCCTCATGAATCCCTTGGCCAATGGACGTGTGCAGGAGAATAACCCAAATGTAGGCTCTATGCCCTTCCAAATGGGTAATGGATTATCCCCATGACTGGATAGAATGTCCTGAATGGTCTTGCCATAGGTAATGATCGTCGATTTATAATGTTCACGGGCCCATAAATCGAGATAACCATTGGGGTTTTGCTGTACCTCAAAGCATCTCGCCATCAACCAAGGCCTGGCTATGTCTTTGCGGCCCAATCCATACCACAAAAGGAAGAAAAGGTCTGTTCTGCACAAGTGTCGCAGTATGGCATGCTTTTCTTGTGCAGAACATTCTAGAAGATTTGTTAGGAGTGTGTGATATTCGTCAATGCTTTTTGACTGATCCATCAATCAATTTCGTTACCGAAAGGGAATATATGACAGTTTTAAGCGATTTTTAGG